ATGCCACCAAGCGGCGCAAGGCTGAGCTATACATAGCTACTTGCCAGAAGCTTGGCGGTTCTGAATCCCTATGGGATGTCTGGTGCGAAGCACTGGCCGACAACAAAAGATGCGGTCACCTTTACACTAGTAAACACCATGTCTCCCGCCTTCACTGTGACTTTGTGGGAGCTTAGTAGTATCACTATATATAAGTTCTTACGAATATATAGATGATACACTTAACACCATGGCAATCATGCCAAACAAACTAAAGGATATACACCATGACTATCACAACCAAACCACTTAACGACAACACCCACGGCTTTCGCTTTCAACTAGGTAAGCTCAAGGGCTTATACCGCCACCGCAGCGTCAAGATGCGTCTTGGCATCAGCCGTGGCCAGACTATGACTGGTTACCATTTCGGAAAGCGTAGCTTATACATCGAGAAGCGTAAGGCTGAGCGTCACTTGGGCTGGGGCTTTGCTGGCTAGTCAGTGTGGCAACACCTGAACAAGTGCCTAAACTGTTTACACTATGTAACACTCTGTAACAATTCGTGAAGGATATACAATGGATATTGTAACCAATGTAAAACTTAAAATGGACGACCAATATTCTTTCTCAATCTCACAAGAGGTTGACAAGAAGGGCTTAGTAGAGGTAGCACTTGTCTACAGACGGGATGGTGTCCCTAAGGGCTTTGTCCCTTGCGTATATTGGGCAACAAGCTGGGTGGGCGAGGACTATGACGACGATGTCATCCGCTTTTTGAATGGGCATGATGTAGCAGATTTGCTATTGCTTGCCAAAGAATATATCTATACGAAGGATAACCGCTAATGAGTTATGATAGCAGAGATGAGCCAAGTTTTTCTAGGGAAGAACGGCGAGAAGATGAACGCTTTCAGGTGTTCAATGAGTTGGTGTGCATCACAGGCTATGACAGTTTCTGTCAGCGTGACATGGAGGTTTTCTATGGCGATGACTATGAACACCTAGTGACCGACCAAATGGTCAAAGTGCTGGCCAAGATGACTAACCTGCAAGAGTGGGCAGTGCGGGATATTATGCTTGACGACCTGTGCGAGGTGTGGCATAGTCGTGGTGTCTGGTATAGCAGATGCAATGGAATGTGGAAGGAGTTTTCCCGTGACTAGAGCAAACACAAAACGAAAAAGCTGGATGGATGAAATCCAGTGGAAAAGCAACGAACACAAGCAGCTTGTGCATCACCTGTTCTGGGCAGATGCCTTTGCGGAGTATTCCGAAGTCTTCGCAGACGACAGGGATGCCGATGGTGACTTCTATCGTGAGGTAGGCCGCAAGGTGTGGAGACTGGCGATGGACATCTGTGAGCGTGAAGGTTACCCAACAAACTTTCTAACCCCTGACTTGGAGGATGACGATGACTAAATTTGAAATAGTAGATGGCGTTGTTCGTGGCTATGCCACAGCAACTGTAGAGATTTCATACGAAATACCTATGTATGATTTAGCTGGGCAAGGTGTCTTGGAAGGCGAGGCGGACGACGAAGAAAACTTTCTCGACGATATGCAAGAAACCCTTGAGAACGAGGCAAGTGCCTACATCCAACGTGCCTTGGATAGTATTTCTTTCAATAGCGGCGATGATGTTTCTATTGACAGTTGCGATACGCCCATGATACACTCAATAGAAGTTGAAGCAGAAGTAGAAGAGGTAGAAGATGACGAAGACGAATGAAAAACAGATGGTGCTTGTCTCAGCAGAGGCGCTGTGTGACCTGCACCTTGCGGCTTATGACTACGACTACAAGAAATACCCCACCACTGGCGAAGACATTATGGCGGCACAAGACGAAGCAAGAGCCGCCCTCTATGCCTGTGGCTGGTGGGGTCAGGGAGACGAGGACTAATGTTTACAATCCTTGCCACCATATTGGGTATCTTGTTTCTTGTGTTTCTCGCTATGACTATGTGGGAAGCAATAATGCAAGGCTTGATGTTCTTGATGTTAAACCCCGCCACGCTATTGACACTAATACTTGTGTCAGTTATACTGGCAATTATATTTTGAAGGAGAAGGCAAATGCCTAATCATTGCAACAACACCCTGACTATCAAGTCAGACAACGCAGGGTTACTTCGTAACCTTATGAACGACCTAACCAACGCCGAAGGAAACATGCATAGCTTCCTCGAAAAGCTAGTGCCATTCACTGATGACATTGCCAACAAGTGGGACTATGACTGGTGCGTTAGAAACTGGGGAACGAAGTGGGACATCTACGATGTAGCCTATGCGTCCCTCGATGGCGACACGCTGGAGTTGTCCTTCATGTCTGCATGGTCGCCGCCAAGTGAGGCACTGGTGACAGGTATGCTCAAGCACGGCTACACCTTTGACCTGTATTACGAAGAAGGCGGTGCGTGTTTTATCGGACACACCACAGGTGATGGCGAGTCTCACTTTGACCAGTGCTGGGAAACATGGACTGATGCAGACCCGACCACATACATTCCTGACGATGTGCTTGATGCCTTCCCTTGGGTTGTGTCTGACTGGGAAGAATGGCAACAAGAGAAAGACCAAGAAGAATTGAAGGAGTTACAAGGTGCGTAATTACAAAGTAATAATGACAATCGAGCAATGGGTCGAAGCCCAAGACGAAGACGAGGCTGCGGAACTTGCAAAGGAAAACTTTGAGTATAGTGACTTACACTATGCCGATATTGAAGTTGAGGAGCAGGAAAATGCCTAAGAAAACATATCGAGTAGCCGTGTGCTACGAAGAAGGTTTCGTAATAGAAGTCGAGGCAGACAGTGCGGCACAAGCCGACCAAATAGCCTACGACAAGGTAGATTACTGGGGCAATAGTGCCGCAGATAAATGTGTCCACAGGGATTTCTGGGTGGACACAGTAGAGGAGCAGGTAAATGCCTAAGAAATACACAGCACTAGCCGAAATGAGTGTGGCTTATGAGGTTGAGTTTGACGAAGACGAAATCCCCGCAGGCATGGACGAGTGGGAGTATGCCCACCACCTTGCCGAACAAGGTGCTTACATAGAGTGTGAGAACGGCGGGGACTTCAAGATATATGACGTAGTTTCTGACACAGTAAAACTTAAAGGATTTGACAAATGATGCGAGCAATACTAATTGACCCCTTCACTCAAACGATTGAAGAGGTGGACTATTCAGGTGACTACAAGGACATCTATGCACTGATTGACTGCGAAATATTTTCAACATTATATGTTGACAGTATGGACACGCTGTATGTGGATGACGAGGGCTTGTTTGTAGAAGACCAGCGATACTTTAAGATTGGGTTGAGAGAACAGCCCTTGGCTGGCAAGGCTCTGGTTCTGGGAACAGACGACAACGGGGAGTCTGTAGACTGTGTGTCTACCCTCAAGAGTATGCAAGAGATGGTCGAGTGGTGTCCCGAAGGGATGTCGGTCGAACCACAGTTTGGCTTCCATCCTATGGAAGAAGACGTGAACCTAGACACACTGTCCGATAAGGACTTAATTGATTTAATCTTTGGCGAAAGGGTATTACACTAATGCTTGACATCCCACTATCAATATCGTATATTGAAATCGGTATTCTGCTTGGCGTATGGCTGAATACGAGTATCAACATTTATAATTTTTCGAAAAGGAAATAGCCCATGGCTAGATATGAAGTAACATTTGTAATCGACACAGACCTAGAAAATGTAGGCACACAACCTTGGTGGCCTTTGATTGGCGAGGAAGCAATGCCGATTGAGTGGCTCGAATACATTGCTGTTCGTGACCTCACACCTGACGAGTATGTGCTTGATGTAGAGTTACAACCCGACACAATCAACGTGATTGACATGACCCAGCGGGAAGATGTCATCCACCAACCCAACCTGCAACTAGTGGTGAACAATGACCAGAGCAAGCAAGAGGACGAGGGCGAACCAGACGAAGCGCCGAAGGAATAGCCACGCAAAGTCACTGTCTCAAGGACAGTTCCAACCACAAACAATCCAGCCCAAGAGGGGCAAGGGAAGCTACACAAGAAAAGGAAATGCAGAAGATGCCGAATAAACACACGAAAATGTTCAAGCCTTGGTATGAGGATAACGCCCTAAGTATCTGGGAAACAACGACAAATAGCCGGGGCTTCAAGGAGTCAAGAAAAGCCAAGCACATTCGAGCCAAGGACTATGACCGCCTTGGTAAGGAGTGGGAACGTGAGCAAATCTGGAACGATGGGTATTAAAAATGATGGAGCTACTAGCAACACCGCTTATGTGTATGGCAATGAATGTCTATCACGAAGCACGAAACGAAAGCACAATGGGACAGCTTGCTGTGGCACAGGTAGTAATGAATCGTGTCGAAGATGACCGCTTTCCTGACGAGGTGTGTGCTGTGATTACACAGGGCATACATTGGGAGAGCAAGCCAGCCAAGAACAGATGCCAGTTCAGTTGGTATTGTGATGGTATCTCTGACGAGCCACGAAATGAGAAAGCGTTTGTTCGCTCACAAGAGATTGCCTCGATGGTTCTCAATGGATGGGCGCACTCATTTGCTGATGGCGCAACACACTATCATGCAGACTATGTGATGCCAAGCTGGGCGCATACCTTTACCAAGGTGGCAACAATTGATAACCATATATTCTACAGGTGGGACTAATGAGCAACCTATGGGAACAAGATAAGAAGCGGATTTTTCGAGAGCTATACCATAGCTTCCTTGAAGAAGGCTACAGCCAGAAGGAAGCAAAGAAGATGGCACGGGAAGAGGCCAACGACTTGCACTCAGACAGCGTGGACTTTGCCTTTGCTATCTCTGAGCAGGAGCATGACGAATGAAACAGATGTCTCTTCGTAAGCTCAAGAAGATGGACGGGTTCTTTGGTAGGCTGTTTGTCTACGAAGAAGACGCAGAGCAATGGCTTGGGCGTATGAAACTTAAGATGGGTTACGACTATGTCTATGACAAGCGTAAACAAAACGAAGGCGGTTCAAGTTTGATACTTGCCTACTTACACAAGGAGTGATATACAATGGACGAGAAAACACTTAAGCGACACCGTGATAATGTTCGCCGTATTACACAAGAACGTAGGAGAACAAAGGCGTGGCTTCAGAAGAAGCAGGACACGTTGAAGCGAGCTTGGTCTAGGTTTCACCCGATGGAGCTTGACCCAGACAATCGTGTCTGGTATTATGATGGCGATGGAACGAAACGATATAAGGAAACAGACGAGGTTTATAATGACTAAGACAGACAAGCAAAAGAAAAAAGCAATCCGCCGCAAGGCAATCACAATGCAGAATAATTCTGACCGTAAGATAACAATCACAGAAGCAATCAAAGAGGTTTCAAATGTATCGAATGATGTATAAGACACAAGGATGTGGTGCTGCGTTTATGGAGAACGTCCAAGACAGGGACGAGTTCCTACGCTTTCGTGACCTATTAGCCAAGAGCATGGGCTTCACGACTGAGACAGTAAACAACAAGCTCTTCATCTATGACGAAGGCAAAGAGTTCGGAGTATATTATGCCGCCAACAAATGAGGCAAGGGCAACAAGCAGAGGTGAGTGTGGGTCTTGTGGCTCATCCGATGGCAACGTCCACTACGACGATGGCCACGCCTACTGCTTTGTCTGCGAGAAGTTTACACCATCACCCAACCAAGAAGGACACACACCAATGCAAAACACAGTTGTAAACCTACCCACAGCACAGGCTACTACCCTGTCCCAGGGTCAGTTCTCTGCCATCCCTGACCGTAGCATCAGCCTAGAAGCTGCAAAGACCTACGGCGTTACACAAACAGATGGCAAGCACATCTACCCATACTACGACATCAACGGCAATCACGTTGCCAACAAGGTGCGGCACGTTGCTAACAAGCAATTCAATGCAGAGGGTGTCATGCCCCACGCCACCTTGTTCGGCCAGCAATTGTTTGGTCGGGCTGGTAAGTTCATTACCATCTGTGAGGGTGAGCTTGATGCGATGTCTGCCTATCAGATGATGGGTAGCAAGTGGCCTGCTGTGTCTGTTCGTAACGGCGCACAGTCTGCACTCAAGGATTGCAAGGCACAGTTCGAGTGGCTCAACAAGTTCGAGAACATCGTGCTATGCTTTGACAACGACGAACACGGCGCAAAAGCGGCTGCTTCAGTGGCTCAGTTGTTCGAGCCTAACAAGTGTAAGATTGTCAAGCTACGTGCTAAGGATGCCAATGAGTATCTCAAGCACGGCAAGACCGAAGAGTTCATGCAGCGTTGGTGGGATGCACAGCCACACACTCCAGCAGGTATTGTAAGCCTCAAGAACTTTGAGGGGCTGTATGAAACAGACGACAAGGAGAGTGTGCCTTACCCTTACGAAGGCTTGAACGAGATGCTGTATGGGATGCGGACTGGTGAGCTTATCACCTTCACTGCTGGCACTGGTGCTGGTAAGTCAAGCATCATGCGAGAGCTAGAGCATCACCTGCTCAACAACTCCAAGCACAACATCGGCATCGTCAGCCTTGAGGAGAATGTCAAGCAGACTATCTTCCACCTCATGTCGGTAGAGGCAAGCAAGCGTCTATACATTCAAGAGGTTCGTGACACCGTGCCACAAGAGCAACTCAAGGCATACGAGGAAGCCACCGTAGGCACAGGCCGTGTGTTTGCATTCGACCACTTCGGTTCCATCCAGACGGACGAGATACTTGCTCGTATTCGTTACATGATTAAGGCTCTCGACTGTAAGTTTATTATCCTTGACCACCTATCCATCTTGGTATCAGGTCTTGAGGGTGACGACGAGCGGCGCAACATTGACAAGATGATGACCAACCTACGCTCTCTTGTAGAAGAGACGCAGTGCTGTGTCCTACTTGTCTCTCACTTACGCCGTGCCTCTGGTGACAAGGGTCAGGAAGAAGGCAAGGAGATTAGCCTGTCCATGCTACGTGGCTCACACAGTATCGCTCAGATTAGTGACGCTGTGATTGCAATGGAGCGTGACCAGCAGGCTACCGACCCTATCGTAGCCAACACAACCACAGTGCGTGTCCTTAAGAACCGCTATGCTGGTGAGACTGGTGTCGGTGCTTACCTGTTGTATGACCGTGACAGTGGCCGCATGACAGAGATTGACGACCCTAACAAGGAAGACTTTGACACTGTAGAAACAGGAGGTTATCTATAATGGATTTTGAACTAAGAGCAAAGTGTGAGGACTGTGGTTGGATAGGTTTGGATATTGACCTTGAGCTTAAGGATGTGATACAAGAGCCATGTCTTTCTCAGAAAGAGGGAGACATTCTCAAGGAAGCGTTGATATTTGTGGAAGAAGTAAACAAGAAGATGGGGAGGTCGGGCGTTAACCTTCGTATATACGAGTCTGAGGTTACTCTGGAGTCAATAGAAAAAGACCTTTTGCCTTACGGTCTTCCACATGAACACTGTCCCAAGTGTAATTCATTTGAAAGCATAGTAGACCCAGACGAAGACCCTCACCTATCTTGCTACTCGTATCCAAACTGCGACCTCGCACCAACAGGATGCGTGGTGGAGATGGGTGATGACGTAGAAGAGTTTGGATTCAAAGACTAAAGGAGATTATTTATGACACAGCTTAAACCAATCGTAGGCAGCGTAAACATTCCCTTCTCACGAGAGAGATATGAACGCTCAGACAACAAGGCCAAGCAATGGGTGGTTGATTACTTATCCACACAAGGCCATACAATTTTAGACACCGAAGAAGATTTTTCTGTTGACATCAAAAGCGAGTTGGATTATACTAAGTTCTTCAACGAGGCGGAGATAAAGTATGGATGGAAAGGTGATTGGAATCCTAATTGGAAAGAGATACGAATACCTTACCGCAAACATAAACTTATCAATGCAGTAGCAGACAAGGGTGTCTTACACTTCTACATCATACGACCTGACATGAAGGCAGCATGGCGTATCAGTGGTGACACAGCATCTAAGTCAGTAGTTAAAGAAGCACGAGGTGGACGCATCCTACAGGGTGAACAGTTCTTCCACGTACCTTATCAAGAAGCGGAGTTAATTGAGTTTGAATAAAACTTTAAAGAACTGTAAATCTTGTAATAAACACAAGCCTATCCACAAGTTCGTAACGGATGAGAGGTGGCCTAGTGGTAGGGGTTTTCATTGTATCCCCTGTTACAGGAAGCTTAACAAACAAGAGAAAAAGGAATATTGGAAATGAAACGATTAGTAGTAGACATTGAAACAGACAGCCTAGATGCTACTACTATTTATTGTATTGTAGCTAAGGACATCGACGAAGACCGCATCTACACTTACAAACCAGACCACGTTCACCACGCCAAGAATCTTATTGAGAGTGCAGACATTGTTATCATGCACAACGGGGTGTCCTTTGATGCTCCTGTCCTCAAGAGATTGCTTGGTGTGGAGATACCACTGGCTAAGATACGTGACACACTAATCATGTCGCAGCTTGCCAGCCCAATGCGAGACGGTGGTCATTCACTTGACGCTTGGGGTAAGACACTTGGCTTCGGGAAGATAGACTTCCACGACTTCTCAGGTTACACAGACGAGATGCTTAAGTATTGCATCAGGGATGTAGACCTTACAGCTAAGGTGTATAAGGCTCTTGTCCCTACACTCAAGGGCTTCTCTGCTCGTAGCATTAAGCTTGAGCATCAGATTCGTGCAGTGATTGACAAACAAGAACAGAACGGCTTCACACTTGACGTGAAAGAAGCTACGCTGCTTGTTGCTAGGTTGTCTGACGAATCAACAAAGATTAACAACGAACTCCAAGAAGTCTTCAAGCCTATCACAGAGATTAGAGTATCTGAGAAGACAGGCAAGAGACTTAAGGATAAGGTAACAGTGTTTAATCCAGGCTCACGTAAGCAGATAGCTGAACGCTTAACTGCACTGGGATGGAAACCACATGCCTACACTGAGAAGGGTCAGGCTATTGTCTCAGAGGAAGTCTTGTCTAAGGCTACTGACATACCGCAAGCTCAGTTGATTGCTACTTACCTCACCCTTGAGAAGCGTGTGTCTCAAATCAAATCGTGGGTTGAAGCGGCAGACGAGAACGACAAGGTGCATGGACGAGTGCTTACGTTACGAACTATTACAGGACGCATGGCTCATACATCACCCAACATGGCACAGGTTCCTGCTGTCTACTCACCTTATGGTAAGGAGTGCAGGGCATTGTGGACAGTATCTAGTGACGACTATACACTACTAGGTACTGACGCATCGGGACTTGAGCTACGAATGTTAGCACACTACATGAACGACGAAGCCTACACCAAAGAAGTTGTAGAGGGTGACGTTCATACAGCTAACCAAACAGCGGCAGGACTGCCTACAAGAGACAACGCAAAGACATTTATCTATGCCTTCTTGTATGGTGCTGGTGCTGGTAAGATTGGACAGGTCGTCAATGGCACAGCCAAGGATGGTCAGCGTCTGATTGATAACTTCTTAAACAACATGCCTGCCCTGAAAGCACTACGCTCCAAGGTAGACAAGTTGTCTGGCAGGGGTTATCTCATTGGCTTGGATGGCCGTGTCCTTACCATACGAAACAAACATGCTGCACTCAACCTGCTATTGCAAGGTGCTGGTGCAATCGTATGTAAGGAATGGCTTAAGTTTATTATTATCCTAGCCACTAAAGCAAAGCTGGACTTCAACCTTGTTGCAAGTGTACATGACGAATACCAATTCGAGGTACGTAAGGGACAGGAAGAAGCCTTCGGTGCTATTACCAAGGAGGCAATGAAGCTTACAGAGGAATCCCTCAAGGTTAATTGTCCCCTAGATTGTGAGTATAAGACAGGAAATAACTGGAAAGATACACACTAACGAAAATAAAGTGTTGACATTCTATTAAGGGTGTGGCATTATACAATCATCGCAACGGCACTAATGCTTAGCGAAACGGAAGCCAAACGGAATCCAAAACGGAGAATATAAGATTATGACAGTACTATCAGGTAAAGTTTATTGGGCATCTATTCAACAACCAAACACAACATACGAACCAGAGTGGGGTTTGGACTTGATTGTGGATGACAACAACCGCAAGGCCATTGAAGCAGATGGACTTCCTATCAAGAACAAAGGCGACGAGCGTGGTGATTTTGTACACATTCGTCAGAAAACAACCCGCCGTGATGGCTCAACCAACGAAGCACCTGAAGTTATGGATGCACAGAAGCAACCATTCGACCAGCTTGTAGGCAATGGCAGTGTATGTAATGTAATGTATACACCATTTCCTTGGGAGATGAACGGCAAGTCAGGTGTTACACCACTGCTCAAGAAGGTTCAAGTAGTTAACCTTGTTCCATATGCTGGTGGCGGTGCTGAAGACTTTGACGTAATCGAAACTGCTGCCGCTCCTATTCAAGAGATGGTAAGCGACGAGGTTCCTTTCTAAGTAAAAAGGAATAACACGGGGGCTGCACTCAGATATTTGGCAGCTGAAGATGGATGCGGGACGGGGACGCCATCACCTTTATCAGGAGATTATTATGGAAATTGCACCACTATTAGTTGCTGTCTATGCTGCCCTTGCAGGGTTTGTATTTGGTTGGGCTATGCCACGAGGACAATTCCTCAAGGCTGTACAGCTGCGCTTCTTCAAGGGTCTGCATAACTTTTTTGCGGATGAAGAAGAATACATTGCCCACAAGGTACAGCGTATTCGTAAGGCAACAAAGAAAAAGTAGGACGCATAGCTCAGCTGGATAGAGCAACAGCCTTCTAAGCTGTAGGTCGCAGGTTCGAATCCTGCTGCGTTCACTTATAACTCAAGGAGTAACACATGACAAAGACATTAGACACACTGATTCCAGACATCTACGAGACGCTCGAACAGGGTGTCGATGTCACACAGCCTCACGTTTCTGAGGCATTAGAAGAAGTCGGAGGCCTTGTGCGAGAGGCAGTCGAAACTATACTCCGTGAAGGTCAGCGTAAAGGTGCATCAAACCTACGCTTGTCTTCAATCGGTAAGCCAGACCGTCAGATTTGGTACGGAGTACAGGGCGAAGAAGGAGAGTCTATCAACGGGCAGACTAAGATTAAGTTCCTTATGGGACATGTCCTTGAGGCTCTCCTGATTTGTTTGACTAAGGCAGCAGGCCACACAGTAACAGAAGCACAGGACGAGGTAATGGTAGAAGGCGTACTAGGCCACCAAGACTGCGTGATTGACGATGTGCTTGTGGATATCAAGTCTGCTTCCTCATTCGCATTCAAGAAGTTTAAAGAGGCACGGCTTACAGACGACGACCCCTTCGGCTACATTGCACAGATTAGTGCCTATGCAACGAAGAACAATCGTAAGGAAGCAGCCTTCTTTGCAATCGACAAGAACAGCAGTGAGCTTTGCATCTTACCAGTACACGACATGGAAATGATTGATGCACCATCACGAGTAAACTATCTAAAAGATATGGTTACCAAAGACGCAGCACCTGCTCGCTGTTACGACACCATAGCAGATGGCAAGTCAGGCAATCGTAAGCTTGCAGTTGGTTGTGTCTTCTGCTCATTTAAAAAGAAATGCTGGGCTGACGCCAATGGTGGCCAGGGTCTGAGAGCATTCAAATATTCTAACGGAGTACGTTACCTTGCAACTGTGGCAAAGACCCCAGACGTTGAGGAAGTACAGGTGTAATGAAATTCAAAAGAAAGAAGTACGACCACGAATACAAATCAAACTCTGAGTACGAGGCTGCACAGCAGCTACACAAGCAGAAGATTAAGTTTGTGTACGAGCAAGAGAAGCTGGCCTATGAATGGCGTGAGGATAAGAACTACATCCCAGACTTCTTCTTGCCCAATGGAGTTATCCTTGAGGTGAAGGGACGCTTTATGATTGAGGACAGGAAGAAACACCTGTTCATTAAAGCGCAGCACCCCGACCTTGACATCCGATTTGTCTTCGATAATCCTACCCGCAAGTTATACAAGGGCGGCAAGATGACCTATGCAGATTGGTGTGACAAACACGGTTACATGTATTGCAAATTAAAAGAGGGCATCCCGCAATCGTGGCTTGACAAACAGGATGCAAAGTAGTAAGATAACAATTCACTTGGACGAGTTTCGCCCAGACGAATCCTCACCAGAACGTACATTGTTCTTGTGTGTTATTCTTCAAGCGTTACTCGATGCAGCTAAGCCAGCTTACGAAGGTGAGCCAGCTACTGCAAGAATAGACAGGGACAGAGCATCGGCTTGGTTCTTCGCATCAGTAGGTACAACAGCACAGGACTTTGAAGAGGTGTGTATCAATGCAGGAGTAGATTCCGATTACATGAGAGACTTTGCTTACAAAGTTTTACAAACAGGAGAGGTTGACTATGTCAGGAAAAGAATTAACGCAATCCTTGGACACTAAGTTTGGTTACACACAGGTGCCAGACGACCCAGTAAACAGCCCGTCACACTACAACAGCAAGGGCGTTGAAGCAATTGACGCCATTGAGGCGAGCATGTCTGACGAGGAGTTCCAAGGTTACTGCAAGGGTAACGCAATGAAATACATGTGGCGTTACAACTATAAGGGTAAACCTGTGGAGGATTTGAAAAAAGCGCAATGGTATTTGAATAAGCTCATTGCCTCATTGGAAACTATGTAGTATAATTGGAGTCTTCGACTATGCAAGTAAAATTAATTGACCATATGGGTAGCGACCTGACAGTTGTCAACGCTGCCCGTGTTTCTTTTAACAAGGAATCACAACGAGTAAAGAACGGAAACTATCAGGACTTGTCTCTAGAAGACCAACGTCTTATCAAGTACCTAGCTAAACACAAGCACTGGTCGCCGTTCTCACATTGCTTCTTACAGTTTCGTATTGAGGCTCCCCTCTTTGTCGCACGACAGCTAGTGAAACATCAAGTGGGCTTGGCTTGGAATGAAGTCAGCCGCCGCTATGTGGACGCTACGCCTAAGTTCTACACGCCTCAATCATGGCGAACTAAGGCAGACAATGTAAAGCAGGGTAGCTCAGATGAAACCATAGACTATCACATTGGCTCATACACACGCTCTGCCATTGCGGAGTATGAACGTATGCTAAGTGTGGGTATCGCCCCAGAGATGGCACGTATGGTGCTACCACAGAACATGTACACAGAATGGTACTGGTCTGGCTCACTATACGCCTTCTCTCGTGTCGTTAATCAGAGGCTGGACAAGACATCACAAGCAGAGACGAGATACATTGCAGACTTAATAAGCCAAGAGGCTGCACGATATGATTTTAAATACAGCTGGAAAGAGCTAACAGGAGAGGAGCTTCGCACAAATGACGAACCAAAATACATTGACTAATTACCTACCATCGGACTACCAGACCTTCATTGCAACATCACGATATGCCCGTTGGATAGATGAGGAAGGGCGCAGGGAAACCTGGGGTGAAACCGTAGGCCGTTTCATTGACAATATCGTGCGGCCAGCAGACCTAGATAGCAAGACACTTAACGAGCTTGAGGATGCCATCCTTAACCTAGAGGTCATGCCTTCTATGCGAGCCTTGATGACCGCAGGACCCGCTGCTGAGCGTGACAACACATGTGTATACAACTGCAGCTACCTGCCTGTTGACCACCCTCGTGCCTTTGACGAAGCAATGTTTATCTTGCTCTGTGGTACAGGTGTAGGCTTCTCTGTTGAACGCCAGTCCATCAGCAAGCTACCCGAAGTACCTCAAGACATCAAGGACACAGACGACCTTATCGTGGTTCAGGACAGTAAAGAAGGCTGGGCTAAGGCCTTACGTAAAGTAGTCAGCGGCCTGTACACAGGGGACGTACCCAAGTGGGACTTGTCCAAGATTCGTGCAGCAGGTGAACGCCTCAAGACATTTGGTGGCCGTGCCTCTGG